GTTTCCCAGTCACGATCGGATGCAGCGAGATGTTGGTCACTGTAAGTGTCTGTTGCTCAGGTGAGACAGACAACGTATGGATACCAGAAGACGACCACCAGTAGGGCTTCCCGCCCTCTTCAGCAACAAAGGAGTTCTCGTATTCTAGCCCTGCGTCCCCTAGTTTGTTGACTGAGTAGCCTGTAGCGCGGAATACGTCATCAATACCTTTGATTGACCACACACCGTTCTCTGCAAAGACCAACAGCTGTGAACCGAGGACATGGAGTTTACGGATGTTGTAGGCCTCTGGGATGTTGATCACACCACCGTCTGTATCTAGGAGATCACTAAGGCCTTCCGCCGTAGGGTCGTTGCTCTGAAAGCAGTCGCCCAAGTCGTTACTCTGTTGTACAAGACGGGAGAAGAAGAGGTTTGAAGTATTCTTGTTAGACATACCACCATAAAACATACGGCCTGCGTAAGATACCACAGCCTTGAAACGTGTTGTCTCTGTGTAGTTTGAGACGTTAGCTAAGCCAGAGGCAGTACTACGGTCAATGTCGTACAGGTCGTAGATGTAGGAACCGTTGGCGATCAAAGATGTGCCAGAGAAGATCTTCTTCCACTCAGCTACACTAAAGTCGCCAGAAGAGTTCTTACCAGAGTACCAAGGCAGCACAAGGGCTGGGTATGCAGTTTCAGCCGTATCGTAGGCAATCAGAGCAGCATCGCCCTTCTCACCTTTCCAACCAGCGTTCTGGGTGTCGTACTTTCGTGCGTCTGTGACGGAGCCAGTGGCTAGGTCTTCAGAATATGTAGAGCGGTCCCCTTGCCACTCAAAGTCACGAACACGGAACTCAAGCGTCTTTGTGCTGATCGTGTCGGTGTCGTCATCGTACTCAACCTGAAACGTGTTGCACTCACTAGATGCTACAATAAGGTTACCTTGGATTGACGCAACCTGAACAACAGCTGTGGAAGCACCAAAGCCACTGGGGCGTGCTTTAGTTGTAAGGTCTACTGTAAACGACTTCTTGTTGGCCGAAAGTGCACCAGAGCCCTCTTGGAAGAAGTGGAGTGTGCCCCCTAGCTGTACCACAACAAAGTTCAAACCAGCGACCGCACCTGCGTTCTTCCAGATGTTCACCGAGGTAATAGCTCCAACAACTGCATCAGTTCCAGAGGCCAGCTGAAAGTCTTGTTCATACTGGATGCCCAAGCGTCTACGGCGTGAGCCAGTGCGCTCTAGGGACATATTCAACTCATCCACAGAAGCACCTTCGGGGAATGTGAGCTCACCTGCTTCGGTGACTAGGCCCTTGTTGAACTGAACAACGGGCGTCTGTGAAATACGTTGTGCCATCTAGTCTTCCTTTTTCTTACGGGCCTCACGCTCCTCTGCCTTAGCGTCCCTCTGGACATACTTTGACGGAGCCATTTGATCAAGATAGTCAGTAACTGCCCCGATCGCCTCTGTAAGGCGGATGTATTGCCCAGACAGTTGCTTAGGGGTCTCACCTTTGTGGGTGAACACTTCGTAACCTGCGTAGCCCTTACGGTGTGGAATGACCACAAAAGGCTCTTTGCGCTTCTCGTGGTCTGTGACGTAGGATAAGGTCTTCCCACTGTCCTTGTCGTATCTGCGTTGTACTTCAACGGCCATAGTTGCTTAACCCTCTGGTTCGAGTTGTGTTATATTTATTGTTCTGTACACGTGCGCGTTGACGACGAGCGGCCTGCTCAACCTTTGGGTCTGGGCCACCCTTGAGCAAAGACATTGCCACAGACTTACTTTCGTTCAAGAGGAGCGGGAAGTAGTTGTGGTCCATGTCAGGGACAAAAGTATCGTCCGTAACAGTAAAGGATGGGACCTTGACGCCGTATGCACGGGACTTAGAGTTTTGGATTGTGCTATCGACACTACTATCATAGCTATCGAAAACGATATGTTCGTCATCAAATGACGTGTAGTAGCTTGGGGCTCTGTTAGTACCAACACGTATCTTGGTGCCAGCACTCATGTCAGAGACCTCAACGTAATCAGACTGCATGCCATCAGAGAGTGCAATGAAGTCTAGTGGAGCAACAAAGCGAACTTCTGTGTACTGGAAGCTGTTGTCCTTAGATGTGTCGTACCACACCTTTTCGATGTCCTGTACGTCACTGCCGTACTTCATGTGAGTAGGGCGGGTATTGTCCGAGAGCGAAACGAGCTTAATGAACTGCTTGTGCTCAGGGATAACACGGTTTGAAATAATGTTGAAATATGTGTCACGGACGATAGAGGCGACTTGCTCTGCCTCTGTGGTATCTGATAGGCTGTTGACCTCCTCAGCGTCCATGTCACTCAAAACACTTTGAACGATTTGCAGTAGGGTCATTTTCATTAGATGCGCCCCTCTACACTCATGTTGAAGTTTTCGACAGTCAGGTTGCCACTACTGGCCTGAATGTAGACCTCAACGTAATCATTTGGTGAGGCTGCGAACTGGCCTAGAAGCGAAATGCTACCAACTTGACCTGCGCCACTGGAGTGCGTAGAAGCGGTTGCGTGGCTTGGAAGGCCATTGATGAAGATAATTGCGTCCACTTCGGCGCTTGTTGTAGCTTGGAAAGAAACAACCACATCGACCTTCATGCCAATGGTGTCAGTCCCTATGTAAGTCAGACGACCTGCGCTGTTGTGTGAAAAGCTCCGTTGGACACCCTCTACAACTGTAGGCAGGTCCAGTTTCGTGAAGGTGGACGGTGCTGTGTATGTTACACCAACAGGGCTTGAGTAATAGCAGTAGCCATTAGGGATCGTGCGCCATGCGCCAGAGCCAGCGCCATTGGCAATATAAACTGAATTTGAGGTAGCAGAGGCGATGCCCTTGGGCTCATGCAATTCGCCAGTAGACAGTGAGCTATGTTCGACGTTGGCCATAAGGCAATCTCCTAGAATTGGTGGATGGGGGAGACCACGAAGGCCACCCCCAAAGTTAGATTAAGCGATTGTCGGCAGAGTAACGATGTTAACAAGGTTCTCTGGGCGGATCACTTTTGTGCCCCAACGAGCAGTAGTAACGAGCTCTTCGCGCTGGTAGTCTTTGTTGAACTCACGGTCAACAATAGGCTCCTGACGCATAGCACCGACGAACGGAAGAACGTCAGATGTTGCTGAGAAGAAGTAGTTACACTTACCTGCAGACACGTCTACTGCACCACCACCAGCACGGTCGTTCAGAGCAGAAGCACCTGTCGCTGTTGGCAGGAAGTTAGATGTGTACACGTCGAAGCCGTAGACGTTTGCCACAAAACGCATGCCAGAAGCGATACCGTCAGAAACGATGCCTTCCCAGCGTGGGTTGTTGGAAACTGAAGTCAACTGGCTCAGTGTGTTCAACTGGAACTCAACTGAAGGGTCAACGATAGCAACCATGTTTGTTTGTGGTACGTGTGCTTTCTTCAGGGCATACATTGCGTATGCGAAGTCAGCAACTTCGATTACACCAGCGTTACCGCCAGCGATACGGTGTGCCACACCATTGATTGCAGCTGCATCGTTAGCTGTACCAGCACCTTTTGCAAGGATGTCTGTCTCAAGGCTTTCCATGATTGCACGAGCTTGCTTAGGTACGAATGAAGAGGCGAGCTCGTTCATGTAGTAGCTGTCCTGCATCATCTTACGAGTGATGTAGTGCGCGCTTGACTTGTACTTATCAATGGTGAGCGTGAAGTCGTTTGTACCGAGCGCGTTGTACACGATCGCTGCGTCTTCAGTGTAGTCATCCGTGATCGCGTCTGCGATTTGTGGGATGTGCAGAGTGTCACCATCTGGGAAGTCTGAGCGCCAGTCGACGTACTTAGTAGCCTGAAGCTCTTCACGGAGGATTTCACGGAGTTCGGCGGACCAAAGATCGTCGCGGATAAGGTTGCCAGTGTTTGTTGTGATGTTGCCAGCCATTTGTCTAGCCTTTCATTTTGTATTAAGAGTTGAAGAACCCTGCACCTAGCTTATCCTTTTGTGCTGCCATTTCGCGTTGCACAGCTGGGCTGTAGTACTGGGTTGGATTGGAACGGCGGAGGGCTTGGTAGTCAGACCAAGTTTTACCACCACCAGTGTTGAGTTTGGCTTGCGTATTGATAGCTGTAGTCTGAGCCACAGGTTTCGCAACAGGTGCCACATCCCCAATGAGACGAAGGAAAGCGTTTGGACTTTCTGCAGCAATCGCTTGCATACGGTCAAGGGACATACCGAGCTCTTTC